GCACCTATTGTACTTCCACAAGATGTACAAGAATTACAACTGGGTGGAGATGCGGTTATCCGCACCGCCAACCCAGCAGGTGTTCGTCGAGTAGAACTAACATTACCACAGGGTGCATTTACAGAACAGAACATTCTTAACCAAGAGTTAAGAGTAGGAACTCGTTACCCAGAGTCTCGTACTGGAAACATTGATGCTTCTATTGTTACTGGTCAGGGTGTACAGGCTCTTATGGGAGCCTTTGATACACAGGTTAAATCAGCCCAAGCAATTTTTGCTGCAGCACTTCGTGATGTAATTAGCATTTGCTTTGAAGTTGATGAAATGATTTATCCAGAAGAAAAAACAATTCGTGGTGTTGATTCTGGCTCACCATATGAAATTACATATAAGCCAACCAAAGACATCAAGAGTGATTACTCAGCCGATGTTCGTTACGGTATGCTTGCTGGTCTCAATCCAGCACAGGGTCTTATCTTTATGCTACAAGCACTTGGTGGTAAATTAATCTCTAAAGATATGGCTATGCGTGAGTTACCATTTACAGTTAACGTAACTCAAGAATTAGAAAAAATTGAAATTGAAGATATGCGAACTGCTTTGCTCGGTTCTCTCACAGCATACACACAGGCAATACCACAGATGGCTACACAGGGACAAGATGCTTCTGAAGTGGTTAGGAAAATTGCTGCGGTAATCAAGGCTCGCCAAAAGGGACAAGCATTAGAAGATGCTATCGAGGCTACCTTTGCACCGCAACAACAAGTCCCTCCTGCTGGTGCCTCTAATCCTTCGGTTGAGCAAATGTCCCCTGCTCCCGCTGGTGCTCCAGTAGGAGGCTCTCCTTCTCCTGAAGAAGGCGTACCAATGGCTGCCCCAACACCACCACCAGATATTCAAACAATTCTTTCAAGTTTAACAGCAGGCGGTAAAGCAGGCGGAAGAGTAGTTACAAGAGGTTAATTAAGTAGGGGGCGCAATGACAGTCATAGTTGGTGTTCAAGGAAATGGCTGGGCAGTCCTAGCATCAGATTCTATGACCACATACACAGATAGACCTTATGTGGCTAAAGGATGCGAAAAGATAGTTAAGATTGGTGAGTATTTAGTTGCAGTTGCAGGCGATGCACTTGCAGGAGATATTCTTAATAACTTATGGCAACCACCTAAAGTAATTAAAACTCAAGACCCAGATAGATTTATGATGATTAGGGTTTTACCCTCTATAAAACAAACACTAACTGAGGCGGGTTACGACCCAGCACCTAAAAACAAAAACGATGATGATTCTGGTTGGGATGCATTAATTTGTTTTAATGGAAAGTTATATCAAATTAGTGATGACTATGGATATATGCGAGACGACAGAGGTTTGTACGGTATAGGTTCTGGCGGTGGATTAGGACTTGGTGCATTAGCAATAATGGAAACCGAAGTTAAAACACATGCTAAAGCAACTAGTGCCGCTAAAAAAGCAGTTAACATAGCAATTCAATATAATATATGGTGCGGTGGAACCGCAAACGTTAAAACACAATTTACTAAGTAGGAGGAATAATGGCTGAAAATCGTGGAGGGTTTCGCCCGACTGCACCACAAAATAATCCTGCTAATGTTTCAGGTACTGGTGGGGCTGGACAATCTGGGACACAGCCAGCACGTTACATTTCTGGATTAAACTACGGTCAAGGTCAAGAAACCATGCAACAACAAATGGCAGCACCAATGGCTGGTCCAAATAAATCATCATCTAGAGGTTCTTTACCATCTTTACCATCTTTGCCACCAATGACTTCTCTGAGTGCTCCTACCGAAAGACCTAACGAACCAATTACAACAGGTATGGATTTTGGTGCAGGTCCTGGAAGTGAAGCACTTAATCTTCCCCGTGAGCGCAGACTCTCAGAAATTTTATCATCAATGATTGATATTGACCCTACTGGTGATGTTGAAGAATTATATAACTTTGTAGTGTCCAGAGGTCTTTAATGGCCGAGAAGGACAAACCATTAATAAAAATTGCTGAGTCTTCACCTGGTATTGCAACCGCTGTTGCACAAAGTAATTTACCTAAAGGTGAATTTAATCAAATTCAAGCAATGGTTCAGTTGCGAAATATTCATAATGAACTTACATCAATTCCCCAGAATGATGCTTATAATAAATATAAGAACATGGATAAAGTTACAAAAGATGCTTTGGCTTCAATGTTTAACCCAAAATATCAAAGAGAAGATAAAGGTTTTTTTGGTAATATTTTACAATCTGTAAAAAGTGCAGTTTGGTATGGTGGGGGAACAACTAAGAACCTTGCTGATTATGTTCCAATACAGGCAGTCTTTAATGCTGCTGAAGCAGGGTTAAAAACTTTAGGTACAGAAATTTTAGAAACTGGCCCAATAGAAAAAGGATTAGAATATTTAGTACGCCCTCAGCAAAAACTTGTTAAACAACCTTACCAAGCAGCAAGATTAGCAAAAGAAGAAGGCGCTCTAGGTACTGGTGGATTTTTACGTTATCAATTTGAAGGATTTAAAGAACTTCTTCCTGGTGGAGAAGATGCTTTACCAACAGATAATTCAACATCGTTTAAAAAATATTGGGAACAAGCATCTCAACCAATTAGCGTATTTGATGAAAGTTCAGTTTTACAATACACTAAAGACCTTACACCCGCTGCAGCGTATTTAGGTAGAAAATTTGCATCTAAAGAAAATTTAATTGATAATTTTGAACAGTTTCAAGATTCTCCAGGGGTTATGGATTTAGTAAATCGTTATGTAGAGAATGACCCAGAAGCCCTTAAAGAAGTTGCAAATGCTACAGCATTATTTGAAAAATCTAAAATTAGTCCTGGGCGTGATATTGCCCGTGCAATAATTTCAGTTCTTCCACACGAATATGAAAAAGCGGTAATGGGTGATGGTAATGCTAAAGCGTTATTTACTGCTATATCTGCCCCAATAGATTTTGGGGTAACTTTTATTGCTGACCCACTAATTATTGGTGGTAAAGTTCAACGTGGTTTAATGGTTGCTAAATATGGAATTTTTAAAATTGGTGAAGGCACAATTCCTCTTGAAAAAGCCTTTAACCGTCCAAAGGTTCGTGCGTATTGGGATGAAGCAGGAAAATTAATTGACCAATACCGTAATGGTAGTCTAACAATTAAAGCGGCAGCCCTTAACCGTTTACAAGATAGATTCCGAGAAATTAATATTAACGTAGTTGAAGATTTGGCTAATGCTGGTGTTGCCAATGCGGATGATGCTCTAGAATATTTTGATAATGGTAGACGTTTTCTTGACATGATGTCAGGTGGCTTAGGGGTTGCTGGTAAATTTACCCTTACCCCACGTATGACAAACACTCGTGTAGCATCAAACAAAATTAGAGATTTTGTTTCAGATATTTTAGGAACTCAACGCTATTCAAATATGCCAGTAAGTAAAACTAAAGAAGATTTTGTTGAATTACTTTCTCAGAACCCTATAATTTGGACAGATAATATTGGTTTTGAAAAAACTGGAATAATTTATACGCCAAAAGATAAATCTCGTGCTGCTAAAATTGATAAAGTTGTTAGGCTTTTTTCTATTGCCCCTGAACAGCAACGCATAATTAACATTGTTGATGGTACAGTAAGCGCAAATCAAATTTACAAATTAGCACGTACTATTCTTGATAAGAATTCTGCGGGGTTGTGGCGTGCTGCTTGGTTAGGTGCAGACCAGGGTGAGCGTTTGGTCATGTATAGGGGTCTTTTAAAAACTATAGGTGTAGGTATGGGGCTTAATCTTTCTGCTGAAGGAAGAGCACTTCTTGCTAAACTTGATGATATGTCAAAAGAACTTTATTCACCAAATCAATCTGCTCTTGAACTTGGTGACCTTGCTAATGCTCTTAAGACTGTACGAGGTGGGTCAATACTTTCAGCACCAAAAGGTGTTCGTCAAAAAGTACAAGAGGCTAACACTTTACTTACTGCAGAAAATAAAGCAAATCGACTTATTGCTTCCGTAAGTGCAAAGGTTCGAGAGTACACCACACGTGCAAAAGCATTAAGAATTGATTTAAAAGAAGCACGTAAGTTAGAGGACAAACAACGTGAGGCTTTAATACGTGCTGAACTTAAAATTGTAGGCGCAAAACTAGGCGCAGAATTAAAGATTAAAAAAGAACTTGTTAGCAAATTTAAAAAATCTGAAGATGATACACTTGAAATTGCTGACATTACTGACGAACTTGATGAAGCAATACTTGGTAGGTTTAATGCTGGTCAAATGGCAGATGGTACACCAGTGGCTGTTCGCCAGTATCAATTAAGTGACTATCGGACTCTACCTAAATTTGATGAGTGGCGAGAAGCGGCACAGCGTTCTGGGGTATTAACCAGTATATTTGGTAAAGCCGCTAATAATTATTA